GGCAACCGGGACGTGAACCAGGGCGGCGCGACCAGCGGCCTGACGGCGGCCTCGGCCATCGCAGCATTACAGGAAGCAGGCTCGAAGCTGAGCCGGGACATGCTGAAGAGCTCTTACCGCTCCTTTGCAAAAGAATGCTACTTCATCATCGACCTGATGCGGCAGTTCTACGACGAGAGCCGCGTCTACCGGATCACCGGCCAGCAGGGCGGCACGGAGTACCGGGAATTTTCCGGCCAGATGCTGCGGCCGCAGCCGGTGGAGAGCGTGGGCGGCGTGGAGCTGGGCGCCCATGAGCCGGTGTTCGACATCACGGTGAGCGCGGCCAAGAAGAGCACCTTCAGCCGCCTTAGCCAGAACGAGACGGCGAAGGAGTGCTATCAGCTGGGATTCTTTGCTCCGGCCAACGCCGACGCTGCACTGGCGTGTCTGGACATGATGGACTTCGAGGGCATCGAGAAGGTGCGCCAGAGGGTGGCCCAGAACGGCACCCTGTACCAGCAGCTGCAGCAGGCCATGGCACAGATCCAGCAGATGGCGGCGGTCATCGACCAGCAGAACGG